GGTGGACCGGAGTGTAATAACCTATTATATAGATTTATATAGATAAACATATAAGTCCGGCATATGACCCGGCGCCGGGCTGGTGGTTCCTATTTAGATTCTCTGTTCTCTGGCAGTATAATCAGAAAAATCCTTCTAGGGCTATTGTTGCCTGATCTATACAATCAAACTCTTAAAGGTATTGCGCCCTGCGATACCGTCCACAGTAAGCCCATAATCATTTTGGTACTGCCGCACTGCAGATTCCAGTTCACTACCAAAACTTCCAGGACATTCTACACCATTTGGGTTGTACCCTTTAAGCATAAGCAATATCTCAACTGCTGTGACCATGTACTGATATTCCCCCCTGCAAACATAATGATGGTCCAGTGCCTTGTCCGATTTCGGACCCCAAATACCATCAATATTCAACCCTGTATGATAATCCATGTTAAGAGCTGTCTGCAGCACCACGATTCCTCCTTTGATCGTTTCTATACCTCTAACTCCATCTGCACTTATGTCTAGTCCAGTGAAATTATTAAGATGTATCTGTCCGTCTTTTATAACTTTATTACCTCCGGAAACAGCTTGCGTAATATCTGGTAATACTGTAGATATACTACCGGATTCCTGTCCGGCTATATTATTTTTATCGGTTATCTCCTTCACAAAGTCCCGATAACAGTAATTGATATCTACCATACCATTGTTGCCAGTAAGTCCCGGTACATTGCCAGAACTTGTATACTGCCAAATATCCACTCCGGTCACATCTGGAGCCTGGGAGCTGTACTTTGCAACCCATTTGGTATATTTATCCAGAGAGCTGCCAATTATATTCTTGTACCAGTTTTCATTTGCATAAATGCCAACAACATAACCCGCCCTCCCCACAATATCCGCAAAAATTTTTGCTCCATGCACAGCATGTGCTCTTGTATCCGGGCTATGCTCTTCCTCCAGATCCAGATAAACAGGAAAAGAGAGTTTGTACTTTTTGATGAGCCGGAGGACATGCGCAGCCTCACTCCTGCTCTTGCCCTCCGTATTGGCATAAGAGTATAGATACACACCAAAAGGAATACCCAAGCGTGTACATTCATCAGCATTGCGTTTCCAGTGCTTATCATCCTGACTTGTCATATCCATGCCATAACCACACCGAATAATTACGCCATCTATATGGCTGCGGGCCTTTTCCCAATTAATTTTGCCATTATGTTCTGATACATCAATAATTTTCTGTATACCCATATTGCTCCTTTCCTTATCTGTTGGACCAGTCTAAATTGAGAGAGGACGATTTCCCGCCCTCTGTCATCTTTTTGTCTCAACCTCCGGCAGACCTGCAACACTGGTCAACATGGACAATACCCCAGCCAATACTGCGGCTGATAGTACATATCTCCAATCCACTTGTCCCATTGCTGCGGCGGTACCAATACCGGCAATTGCAGCCTGGGCAATGGTCTTAACTGCTCTGATACCTGCCTTTTTCACCCAATTCACCCAATATGACTTATTTTTCATACTCACTCTTCTTTCTTCTCCAATATGGTGATCCGTGTCTCATGGTCATTTAGTTTATTGTCCTGTTCCTCGTTGTGCACCCATATCCGCTCATGGGATTTGTGGTTCTTTTCTGTCAGCTCGTCCATTCCCTCATCCAGCATATTAAGTCTGTCGATCAGTCGGGTTATGGATGTGTTTAGCTTTATGATCGGTGTGCCGATGGAGATTGCAAAAGCAGTCAGGGCCACAATAACGCCAAATACTTCCCATTCTGTCACATGTAAAACCCTCCTTAGCTAAAAATCGCATACAGATGCCCGCTCCTTATTTCAAAGGTCGGTGTCTTTCCATCCGCTCCGGCTGGCCCCTGCGGCCCCTGAGCGCCAGTGGCTCCTGTAGCTCCTTTTGCACCGGCTGCACCAGTATCACCTTTCGGTCCCTGTGGCCCAGTGGCTCCTGTGTCACCCTTTGCGCCCTTTAATCCTGCAAGCTGGGCGGCTGTAAAGTCAGCGTAAGTAAATGCAGCGCCTTTATCGCCTTTCGGACCCGTGGCTCCCTGGGGGCCTGTGGCTCCAGTCGCACCTTTTGGTCCCTGGGGACCTGTCATACCAGTGGCACCTGATAAATCTGTGATGTATGTATACGCTGTTGTCCCTTTTACATACAATTTTGCATTATCTGCGTCATTAACGTTTCCCGTATCGATCATGACAAACTGTCCGGTCTTGACACCATCTGACGCAAAGCCGCTATTCATGGCTGAAATGCTGGCATAGGTCTTTGCTATCGTGAATGCCTCACCTGCAGGTCCCTGCGGACCAGTTGAGCCGGTCGCTCCTTTCGGCCCAGTCGCACCGGTGTCACCCTTCGGACCCTGCGGACCAGTAGGTCCTGTTGCTCCAGTATCTCCTTTTGGTCCCTGAGCACCAGCAGCACCTTTGATATTGCCCGTTTTTGCCCAGGCTCCTGACGTCTTTTTATAGATATCAAAATTCGCTGTATTCAGATAAAAGTCCCCGTCTTTTCCCTGTGTTGTCGGTGCTGCAGCGCCAAACAGCCAGGTTGCACCGTCCGCTCCCTTTGCTCCGGCTGCACCTGTGGCGCCCTTGGGCCCCGTGGGTCCAGTTTCGCCCTGGATACCCTGTGGCCCCTGTGCGCCTGTTGCTCCCTTGGCCCCGGTATCTCCTTTTAGACCCTGCGGTCCAGCCGGCCCCTGAATCCCTTGTGGGCCCTGAGGGCCAATGATACTCCCTAAATCAACTTCTCTTGCCATAGCTTATCTCTCCTTTATTTTTGATATAACGCATACAGATGACCGTCCCTGATCTCAAACTCCGGTGTTTCCCCTGCCGGTCCCCGTATATCGTCTAATATGATCAGGCAGCACCATTCATTACTATCTGTATACCGCCATTCAATCTCTGTCCCTGTATTGCGCATTTCAATTTCCCGTTCCCGTATCGGCAGCCTGATACGCGAGCCAATGGTCTGTCCTCCAGACATAAGCTGCAGCATATCCTCCTGCAAAGTGATGTCATCTGCCCGTCCACGCAGTTCTTTCAAAATCTCCTGCATCGGGGTCAGCTCTGACCTGCTATAATTTTCAGGTTTTGCCCGTTTTTTTACCGGCATAAATATTGTCCGTAAAGTTTCTCCCTGGCTGTCATCACAGACATATATATACGCAATAACATTTTTACCGCTCTGTAGAAGGATGTCCGGTATTTCAACAGCAACACTGCCATCCTCCTGCCTGTTTCCGGGAACTGTAAAAGACATAGTTCCAAACTCCTCAGTTAAATGCACCTCTGTCTGATCTGGGATCTGCAGGCCGAATACCTGCAGCGTCTGTCCGTAATCCCACTGTACAAGCCCAAAAACCGTTTTATAATACTGTCCGTCACTACAAAATTTGGCTATTATCATTGCCGTCTCCTTCCTGCCTGGAAGATTAACCGGCAAGGATGCTTCTTCTCTCTTCCTGGTTAATCCAGCCCTTTGCGGCTGCTTTCTCTACTACTTCTGCATTTCCAGTCTTTTTGTATAATCTTGTGATTGTTTCAAACATACGATGCACCTCCTTACACGAGTCCCAGGTTTTCAAGAACCAGAGTGTCCACGGTTTCCTCCAGGGCAGTTATACGGGCCTCCGTTTCATCTGGCCTCTGCAGTTCTACAATAATAGCACTACCTTTAACCGGCACTGCATTTCCTTCCTTATCCTGTGTGTGATCCATGGTGATTTCCATCTGTTTTTCAATCCTCCGGATTTTTGTGAATCCAGAATGGATTCTAAATACCTCATTGTTATCATCAATCACCTGTATTTTTCCTGTGTTTACCATATCAGACAGTAAGATCTCATACTCCATGATGTTTTTATCCCCAGGAACTAATCCCAATGTGAGGGAATCACCTGACACCTGAATTCCATCTGCGATAATCCCCAGCTCCTGCCCATTATTTAATCTAATTTTACCCATATCACTCATCTTTCCATTTCGTTTTTTATATTAAAATAGACCGCTCATCACGGTCTGGCTCTAATTTCCATATAAAATCACCTACTTTCATTGAAAAATACTCATTACAACACACCCGGAACGGTGTATTCTGATGAAAATTCTTCACTTCTTTTGCTAAACTCCGCT